TTCTTGCATCTGGCATCAAAACATTGCCGTTATATAAATTACTAGGCATAGTAATATTAACTGTACCTGCTACATTATTTCTGTTACTTACATTTGCCGCACCTACATCTACGTTTGCAAAGTAACCTATAACATTACTTGTTGTAAAGTTAGGTTGTCCGTCGTTTGTATTGTAAGTTAGTGTATCTACGACTATGGTTTGTGCATCTAATTCAAAATTGTAATTAGATATGTCAACACCATAACTATATGTAAATGTTTTTTGTTCTGATGGAAATTTTTCAAGGATTTGTACATTGTCTGCACCACCTATATAGTTCTCAAATGATAAGAGTCTACCGCTCATGTTATTCTCCTGTTGGATATAGGATAATTCGTGTTCGTACTATCCTCTTTGTTATATTTATCTAATCTCGTATTTTTATTCACCGTTTAAGTAAGGATTCAATTGTACTGTATAAAATCCTGTACCACTTACTTGTAGGGTATGCATTTTTTGTGGATTTGTAGGTGTAGTAAAATGTGTGCCCCATGTTAGTATTTTGTTATCACTTGCAATAGCACAACTTAACATTTTATAAGGATTTTCACTATAATCAGGTATATCATAGTATGTAATTTGTTTATATGTTGGTGAATTAGGTTTTGTGTCTATGCATAAGAACTTACATTCTACTGAAGGATTAGTTCTTCCTATTTGAGGAGCATATATGTTACCATCTGGTGCTAATACACCACATAATGTTGAATTACCTTGGAATTCTTGTCCCGGAGTACCCGGCACACTTTCACTTATTACTACACTAGTGTTATTTACAGGATTGTAAATTAACACGTTTCCTGCTTGTCCTGGTAAGAAGTATATATTTTCATCACATCCTAATACTGCTGTACCAAATATAGGATCATTACCACTTAATCCGCTGTCAAATATATTTGATGTTAATGGTGGTATAAATTTAGTAACTGTATTTGCAACAGGATTGTATTCTTGCATCTGATCTATTTCATTATGTGTATAATATACATTTGCTGTTCTTGGATGTTCTGCTATAGCACTAGAATCAAAATCACCACCTCCTATACCTGCATCTAAGGCATTTATAGTAATTGTACCATTTGCTTCTACTGTATATGATTCGCCATTACCACCTCCGTGTGTGGTCATTAACATTTTACCATTACTTTGTGTATATTTTAAATTAGGTTCGCCAATGCCTGAAATAGGAAAACCTGCACTATCTGATACATACTGTGGTACTTCTGCTACTTTTGTAAAGAAATTGTTTGTTCTACTCATACCAAATGTTGTTCTAGTATCCGGATTAAGTATGACTGTTTGTTGTTTGTTTATATCACCATCTGTACCTAAATTAGAAGTTACTGATATATTTGCTATGTTGCTAGAACTTGGACTATAAACAAATACGTGATTGTTAAATTGTTGTCTATCTGCAAAGTTACCATTATCAAAGAATCCAGATAACATAACATTACCGTCAGGTAATGATATTAATGTACTATCTAGTGTTTTAAATACTGAACTATTCAATTCATTAGGTAATGCTGTATAGTTAGCACTGGCAACTGTTGGAGTACCTGTTGAATCAAATGAACTTACAAAATTATAAAATACGTTTGCATTTGGCAATGTAGGCCAACTAGGATAAGGTTCTACAGATGTGCCGCTACCATATAATTTCTTTCTAAATGTAAATTTACTACTTCCTAAAGGCATTGTTTACTCCGGTTGTGTAGGCCATGTTACGTCTTCTCTAACTGTTGCACTTAAATTATTAGCAGGAACATCACGTAATGCTTGTCTATATGTTTGCCATTCTGTTTTCTTACTGTCACTTAAAGGTGAATCTACCCCTTGTGTCCAGTCACATGCTTTTAATATGTTGTTTCTGCGTTCTCTTATCCAAACGTCTATATTAAACGTGTTGAAAGGATTTGCTTGTGATTCTATTTCTAATGTTTCTAAATTTATTTTATACTCCATTGTATTTTCTACGTATCCATCGATACTTGCTAAATTACTACCTTGTTGTAACTGTAAGGCTAATATAGAATCACTCATACGTCTACATGTTTCTATTTTACCTGTAACTGTATTATATACTATTCTGTACATTATTTCTCGCCTTTTGTAATTCTTTTCATTTCATACCCCATATTACCAAATGCTCTACTACCGTCTAATGTACTATAGCCTTGTATACGCATTGTTGCTGTTTGAGGTAAGAAATCTGATGCTAGACTATATGTTGCAGGATCTAGAGATACTTTTTTATTGTCTGTAAGTTGTGGAGGGGCATTTTCTATATTAGTAAATGATACTCCGCCACCGCCAATGTTTTGATTACTACTATGTGTTGCATTTGCAAATTGTAAAGTTACATTGTTTCTAAAACCTAAATCATATCCGCCTATAGGTAATGTACCACCAGCATTAGCAACTGCACTAAAAGTATAATCTCCTATATCTACACCTGTGATATCATATACTTCTGGTGTTATAACATCATGATATGTTGTACCATTAACAAGACTAGTATTACTCAAACCTGCATTTTCTAACTGGGCACCTGCACCAAATACTTTCATGCTATCGTTTACAATTACATTACCAAATGTACTGGCTGGCAATGCGTCAACGTTTGCGTAATCACCTGAATATACCTCTGGTATGTATATAGGTGGTATAACTGGTAGTCTAGGCAAGTCTATAAGCCCTAGATCTGGCGTTTCTGTTAAAACAGGGTGTGTGTAGTAGTTATCAGAATACTCAATAGCACTTATTTGTGCTGTTACCATACCTGATTCGTCTTGTTGTTCTGTTACTCTCATAACACGGAATAACTTATCAGTCCAACCATATAGACTGTTTGTTATTTTTATAACATCACCTACATCACTTTGTATACCGCTAAAGTCACTTACGAATTGAATTACTGTTCCTACCCTGCTTTGATTAAGGTCAATGTTTGCTAATATCTCTGCTCTCACATTGTCGTTAATCATATCTAATTTGTAATTTAAAACATTATCTGGTTCATTAGCATTTCTATCTGCTGGAGGTGTTGTTATTTTTACAGTATTTGTTTGGTCTTTACGTTGTTGATCCATAAATTCAACTTCAACACCATTGTATAATGCATATAGTTCTGTTGAACTTATATCTATTTTACTAACTATATTGTCATCATTATATACTAAACAGTTGGCTTTTTCTGCTGTACTAAGTGCTCTGTTTGGTATTGCTTTGAACTTACCGTCTTTTACATTGAACGAGAAGAAAGTACCTGCTGACTGACATAATTTATCTATGTTTGTTGTACAAGTATCAAATGTACTTAACATACCGTTTATTTGATAACGTTTAAGTGTTGTACTTACATTACTAGCATTTGTATAACTAACAAGTTCATCACTATAACCCTTCATTGCTGTATTGGCAGTACCTGTTATACTTGTTACATCTATTTGACTAGTACTAAGTCCTGCACCATAACGATCATTAGTTAAGTAATCAAATAACACATCACCTGGATTATTAAGTGTGTTATTCATTTTAAATGTCATTTGTGGTAAACCACTTAGTCCGTTTTCCGCATCATAATCTATTTGCATAACAGCATACACCATTGCGTTTGCTGTATGGTTTACTCCCCAATGTGGTACTATACTTGTTGCGGCTGTACTTGCACCTGTACCACTTGCAGGAAATATTACATCAGATCCTGCACTTCCGCCTTGATATATGTTTACTCTTACATTACCAGCATAACTGGTTGCTGTACTTTGGTTAGGATCTACATGACTTGTTACTGTATTACCTGAGAATATTAATTTAGCATCATTCATAAAGATTTCACTACAACTAAACGTACCTGTAGTTGTTTCTTCACTCAATGCTATACAATATGTCATTGTTTTGTTTTCATTACTAATGGCGGCATCAAATATAGGCCCACTAGTAAAGGCTTGCCCATAAAGTATTGGTAATTTGTTATCTGTTGCTGGTGGTAACTGAATACTAGTACCTGGGTCTGCACCTTGATCAAATGAAGGTGGTTTAAATACTCCTAATGCTCTTGCTGTGCCATATGCAAGTCCACCTGCTATAACTGATGTTGCAATAGTGGCTAATAAAGCCGAACCAAATAATGTTGAACCTACGATTGCTGATGCTATTGCTGTAAATACTGCCATGTTTAACCTCTAAATGCCCAATTAAAATCTATTGGTTCCCATCCTCTTTGTTCTAATTTAAGATCTGGTGTAGTTGCTAATGTTGTTAATGTAAATGTTGATATATGACCTCTGTCTTTTGCTTCTATACCTATTGCAATATATCTGTTAAGTAATCTTGCACCTGCTGATGTGCCTCTGTAATCTTCTTCTACCCACCAAGCAACTTCAGTCATTCGTTTTACATGTGGTAGCCATAAATCGCCCTGTATAGTTGCTAAGAGCATTCCTATAACCCTATTGTGTTCTGTACATACCAAAGCAATACCTGTTTTAAGTATGTGATCTATAACTTTATTTACATGAACATAATCATATTTAGGATTCTTCAGATCTTCTATAGGATTATTATTTGCAAAGTCTATCATTAATCTTTTGATATCATCATAGTCTTTAATTTGTGCGTTTCTTACTTCCATTATCTTTCTATTGTTTTTTGTCTGCGATTTCCTCCGCCGCCACCTCGGCCACCGCCACCGCCTCCGCCGTAGCCATAACCTTGATATTCCTTACCAAAGTCAAAGGATATGTTGTATAGTTCTGGTACACGATTAAATACTGCATCATTAGGAAACAGTCTTTCTCTGTCTTGTGGATTTGTTCTTTGTCCACTTATTTTGTTTTCTAATAGACTGTTTATACTTGCACATGTAACTGTTACTGAATTAGTAAGTGTTTGTCCTGGTTGAAAGTCTTCCTGTATTGCAAAGTTAGTAATTACACCTTGGAAACGTTTATATACTTGACTAGTATCTAATTCGTGCGTTGTAGTATCATAAAAGCCTCTGTATACACTTATGTTACCACCTTTGACTGGTGTTGTTAAAATAAGACTTAGGTAATTTTGTTCTGAAGGTATACCACCTAATGTTAAGGATATATCACCATTTGTTGTTCTTATATCTTCTTGAAAGTCTGATATTTGTAGGAAAGAACCTAATTCTGTATATGTATTTGAATTATATGTAACTGGTTTATAAGCACTACTTATATAGTAAGTAGTTGAATCTAATGTAAGATCAATTAGTATACAACTGCTTATATGATCCTGTTGCACTGGTGTAATTGTTGTTGCCATTAAGTTATAACCTCAATTAGTTCAAAATCTGCACTAAATTGTAATAAATCGTGTGGTACAATGGTGTACTTGGGCAGGTTGGTTATCTTTACTTGCCACCTTACATCATTACCTACTTTTATACCACCGCTTGTAAGTGCTACACCTGTTTGACTGAGTACGGGTCTATGAACTGGTATAGTGACATTTGCACCTGTACTAAAAGCAACATCGCTTGTTACTTGATAAGGATAACGGTAAGTATCTGTGTTACCCTTAGGCTGTATATAATCGCCTTTCTCGAACAAATTACCACTACCTGTTGCACCACTACAATCAACATATATTTCTGAACCATATACACCGTTAACTGTAATATTGTTAATTTGTACACCTGCTATATCACCTTGATAAGCAGTTAAGTAGTTCATACCACTATTATTATTAAGACTTATATTAGCCTCATTTGTGCTACCAGTACTATAAATGTCCTGTATTACACTTCTATTTGTGCTATATTTTAAGCCATTATGCATGCCAACTTTAAAAGTATAAACATTTACATTTCTATCTGCTGTTTTGTAGTGACCACTACGGGATAGTGTACTTGCACTTTGTTCTCTTATGTCAAATTCTACATAAGTTGCGTTATCTATAATTGTTTGTAGACTCACTGTTTATCTCCTATGCTGGTGTTCTTCTTGAACCTGCTCTGCTTACGTTAAATATAAATTCAGGATCTCTTGCAACTAACTGTTGAAATGAAGGTGCATCAACGGCTTGTATGTTATATGTTACATTAGTTCTGCCCATACCCATTGCAGGACCTCCGGCGCCCATTATGCCCATTGTTTCATCATTAGGTATAACTGTTCCTGAATTCTTTGGAATAAACAGTTCTGGCCCTTCTTCACCAACTATGTATGGTTGTCCTGATTTTGCTGGTCCACCACTTGCAAGTCCAAATAGGCCCATAATAGGTCCTGTAATGAACTTCTGTACCATTGCTTTTGCTAATGCTTGTTTTAAATGATCGCCTAATGCTGAGAAGTCTGCTTTACCTTGTACAATAGCATCTGCTAGACTGTCTTCAAACATTTCAACGCCTTTAACAAGCCCGTCTGCTAGTGTTTTAGTAAAGTCACCTATATCTGAATTTGCAAATCCTTCTTTAATTTTGTCTATTAGTTCTGGGCCTAATATAAGTCCTGCAATTGCTTTAAATTTTTCTAAGGCTGATTCTCCTGCCGCATACCAGTTATCCCAAAAGTCCATAACTGGACCTACACCAAATATCTTACCAATTAGGGTTTCACCTACTCTATTTTGTCCGGTTACTACTACTTCTTCGATTGCGTCTACTACTTTCTTAGCCGCCTCTTTGTTTTCTTCTAGATTACCGATAAGCATTTTGGTAAATGGTGCAAAGTCAACTTGACCAAACATGTCTCCGCCGTCTGAAATTACCGTTTTTAATTGTTCTTTAATTTTTTCAAATTCATCTTTAAAGTTGTTTGTTAATTTATCATTAAAGAAGGATGCCTTGCCGCCTTCCTCAATTCTTTTAACTATAGCCAAAGCCGCGGCATCGATATCTTCAAGATCTAGACCAAGTTCTACTAGATTATCTCGCATTTCTATAAACATTTTCATATATGGAGGGTTACTTGGACCTCTGCCGACAAATGAATGCGTTAATCCATCTAATGCTGTTTTATATTTGTTTATTTTTTCAATTTCAGCATCTGTCAATGGAAATACTTCTATACCAAGAGTACTACCAGCCGCTCTTGCTAATTTTACTATAGCATTTGCTAAATCAATCATAAAGTTAACAAATGTTTCTAGGGCGTTTGTAACTCTAATTAATATAATTAAGAATTGATCTTTTAAGAAAGCACCAAATTCTTCTAATCCACCTGCTTCACCTATTTTTAATTGTATAAAGTCTCTAAATTGTCTAGTAGCACCTTCTAATGCTGGTGCTAATGCGGCTGTGAACTGGTTAATTAATCCTTGTACAATCTTTTGTAATCTATTGAATTCATCTGCAAAATCTTCTACACCTCTTATTGAGGAGGCTGTTAATATAAATCCTAGATCTTCTGCTTCTTTAAAGAACTCTCTTAATCCTGCAGAACCATCTTTTAATGTTTCTACAAGTTCAGCACCCTCTGAGTCAAATGCTTTAAAGGCTAAAGATAACTGTTCTGATTCGTTTCTAGCAGTTGTTATACCATCTGCGAATTCGAATAATATTTCTTCTGCAGACTTAAATTGTCCATTACTATTTCTTGTTTCTATGCCTAACTTTTTAAGTGCTGGAAATAGTTCACCTGTACTTCTTTGGGCTTCACCTAATCTACGTGAGAAACGTCTAAGGGCTAAAGCGGCATTGTCGGCAGTTACACCACTTTGTTCGGCCGCGAACTGGAACTTTTGTAATGTTTCTGCGGCAAAACCAGTTGTTTTACTTACTTTACCTAATCGATCTATTGCTTGAACACTTCGAGTAACAAAGAATGCTAATGATGCCGATGCGGCCGTTAATCCTACAGCCGCAATTTTAGCCGCACTTCCTACTGCACCTAAACCTGCCTTTAGACTTTTAGATAATCTATTACTTTCTTTAGCATTTTTGTTAAAATTACTATTATCTAATAACAGTCTTGATTTTATATCTGCCATTACTTGTTACTCCGTTTTATAAAGTTCTCTAATTGGTTCTTTATATACTTTAATGTAGGTGTAGCCATACCTTTAGGTGCTTGTGTACTGTAACCACCTGTTGTTTTGCCTGTACCTGCTTTTGGAGGATTAGGAAACAAACCTTGATCAAGAACACCAGCATAACCATAATCGCCTATTACACTATTACCCTTTCTTTTTGTTTTGCTTCTGGCATTACCAGATGCCTTTGGAGTATTCTTCTTATACTCTGCAACCATCTGTTTAATTAAAGTCTCGTCAACATAACGTTCAATATCTGATAATTGCTTATCAAATGCTGAACTATCTATAATGACCTTGACTTTTGCCATATTTCCTCTAACTCTTCTTGTGTGTAATCCTTGTTTTTATCATAATCAGGATCACGCATTTTATCTCTATGTTGTTCTACTGCTATATGTATTTGCATATCCCCAGTATCTGCTTGTGACAATACTTGCGAGGGCAACATACCATACTTTTGTGCCATTGTGTCTACTATACACATCATGGCAAATATTCTGTCGTCTTTACGATACTTGTGGGTTGTTACTTTCCCACGACGTCCACCACCTTAACCATGGCTTCGTTTAGAATATCTGTAGGCAATACATGTTCATCATCCATTACCGGATTACCATCTTCGTCTAATACTAGTTCTTTAACTAATTCAATCATAGAACTAAAGTCCTCTGTTTTTACACTGGCTAACTTTGTATATTTGTCTAGGGGTAATCTATCTAAAACGTAGAAATCAATTGGTTCTCCGTACTTTTCTACAAGTTGTTCTGAATCAATTGTTATTTTAGTTAATTGTGGCTTTACTGCTAATTCTGTTAATTTCATATCTTTATTCCTTTATATCTCTATTATTTAAATGTTGTATAGCACTACTTACGAATGCTAATCTATTTGATGCTTTTTCAACATCTCGCTTGGCACACTTTACTTCATTCTGTGCTTTCGCTATCTCCATCTCCATCGACTTCAGTATCTGCTGAATCGTGTGATCCTTCCATATCTTCATGTGGTTCCTCTATATCTGTATTTATCCATTTTTCGCCTTCTGGTAATTCGATACCATGCTCTTGGGCGTATTCGTCCATGTCGTGTTCTACACCATTAACCTTGATAGTTCTGTCAGGTCTAGTCCATACACCATTTACGAATAATTTTAAGAATTTATGTTCCATGTTTTCTCCTAAAATACAACACCCCCAAATAATGAGGGTGTTATAATTATAAAGTTGTTACTCTACGGTTTTGGTTAATTCACCATTAACAATGATTTCCATTGGGGACAACCATACTGCACCATCAATTGATGCACTAGGGGCCAATCCGCCTATGAAGCCTCTGCCTGCAATGTAGATATCACCAGAATTACCAGTACCAGTTACTGAAACAGAGAAGGATACTTCCTGTTTGGCAGTACTAACACCAAATAGTCCATCTTTGACTGCTAGGTTTACATTTGAACCACCTGCGCCGAACATGACTGTTTCATCAACTAAAATGTTGAGTGAAATACTATTTTCGTTTACTGTTGTGAATGCACTAGAACTTGTAGAATCCAGTGTTGAATATCTAACTGTTCCAGGTGTTGCGTTCACTGTTATATCTTGCACGAATGGGACTACTAGTCCGCCTGCATTTCCAGGCGTTGCCTGAGTGTCTGCAGTTGCCTTTACGGCGTTCGCGCCTATAGTGAGGATTGCCTGATTACCGCTTGTTACGTTTATTACTGCCATTGTATTTCTCCTATACAGTTATAAAGTTATACTCGAAAGTATATGTTATTACATCATCTGTAATTTCAGTCTCGTAATCACTGTTACTATCTGTAACTGATGTGACCACGTTCCTGGCAATTAGCAAATTTGAAACAACGGTGTTAATATCATTAAATTGATTTTTAGCATCTGTACTTAAATAAGCATTTACTGTAGTAGTTGTTTGATTAACATCTCCCTGATCCAGGGTTCTGTATAACTGTTCAACTACTATGTCTTGCTCATCCACATACACTACGTTTAAGTTCTTTTCATAAAGAGGAATACCGCCCGAATCGAACGGTAATTCCTGACTTATGGATATATTGTTATGTCCAGATAAGTTAGTTGTAATCTGAGTTATTAAATCTGATCTTACTGACATTATCTAACCACCACAATACTATTTTTAGATCTTGAACGTCTTGTACGCACGAAAGTTGTTAATTTCTCATCGGTTTCGACTGTACCGTCTCCGTCTGCATCATAGAAATCTGCGACACTTAATAATTCTTGAAAGACATCATTAAATTTATTGTCGTAGTATTGTATTTTTGCAACTTCTGGCGATTCATCGTTACCGAATTCGGCAAACAAAGGCGCGATGTAATGCTTAATGCAATAAAACACAGTCATCTCGGTAAATTGTTCCTGTCTACCTAATGCGTTACCTGGATCTATACGATTTGGGTTTACACTGGGTAAATTGTTAAATTCAAACGAATTGCCTGTATAATTGTTATAAGTACTCCACCATGCTGTTGTTTTCATTTTTAACAAAATACGATTAGTACTCTTTTGTAACATATCTTCGACATAGTCTTGAACTGAAACAAAATTAGATTCTTCGGGTATTTTAAGATTATTACTCTCAAATATTCGTTGATCTTTTTGTACTACGTCAGTATATTCTGCAAAAGAAATTACTGAACCTCCGCCGTCTGTTATAAATGCCATTTCAATTTACTCCTCAATTACGATGCGTCTGGTAATAGATTACTTCTATATAGAGTACATCCTGCTAATACTGATGCAAATGCGTTTCTCAATGCATTGTTACCAATATCACTTAGTGCTCCAACTGTAGATCCACCTACGCCTGCAATTTGTTTATTAATTGCAAGTTCTAGGCCAGCATCAATTACACCAACGTAATTTCCGTCTGCGCCTACTGGTGCATTGACAGATCTTAAGTTAGCAACTGAAGTAGCAACCGCTTGTACGTTTGCTTCTGCTTGTGCTTCGCCTAAAGCCGCTGATTTAATTGTTCTACCAAATCTGCTGTCTAGTACTGTGAAACCATTTCTTGTTGTTGCTCTGAACTCATGTAGGTCAAGGTTAGGGTTAAACCATGTGTTGACTGTTGGAGTTCTGGCTGTTCCAAATGCCATAGCATCTGGTGACATGATGAAGGATTGAGTGAACTTAACGTTAGCACCTGTTACACCGTCATTATTGGTGAAAGATGTTTTCATCAAGGCTGTACCAGCACTATCTGTCCCGGTGGCAAGTACCCCCGACAAACGATCTAATGTAGCACCAACTACGTGA